TATTTCTAATAATATTAAGGGCGGTTTAACACTGTTTCCTAGTTATTTACAGCACGGCACAACAGATTTTGGTGAAGAAGGCTTAAGATTAAGTATTGCATTTGACCTCAGATTGCCGTATAATAATAACAACAATATGCAAAACATAAAACCGTTTATTACTGGAGAACAATTAGATGGCGACTTATATTCTAGTTGACACTGCAAATACTTTCTTTAGAGCTCGTCACGTAGTACGTGGCGACTTAGATACTAAAGTAGGTATGGCACTACATATTACACTTAACAGTGTTAAGAAGGCTTGGACAGACTTTAATGCAGATCACGTTGTGTTCTGCTTAGAAGGTCGCTCTTGGCGTAAAGATTATTACGAGCCATATAAACGTAACAGACAAGAAACTCGTGATGCAATGACTCCTGCACAGCAAGAAGAAGATACTGTGTTTTGGGAAATCTTTGACGAGTTTAAAGACTTTATTGGTACAAAGACTAACTGTACAATGATGCGTCATCCACAACTTGAAGCAGATGATTTGATTGCAGGTTGGGTACAGGCACATCCTAATGACAATCACGTTATTATTAGCACAGACGGTGACTTTGCACAACTAATTGCACCTAACGTAAAGCAGTACAATGGCGTTAGCAATACTACAATCACACACGAAGGTTACTTTACAGACAAAGGTGAGCCTGTGATTGATAAGAAAACTAAGAAAGCAAAACCTGCTCCTGATCCACAATGGCTACTGTTTGAAAAATGTATGAGAGGTGATACAAGTGACAATGTTTTCTCGGCCTACCCAGGCGTTAGAAAGAAAGGTACAAAGAACAAAGTTGGTTTACTCGAAGCATATGGCGATAAATCCACGAAAGGTTATAATTGGAACAATCTTATGCTACAGCGTTGGGTTGATCATAATGGTGATGAACATCGCGTACTAGATGACTACAATCGCAATGTAACACTTTGTGACTTATCTGCACAGCCGACAGATATTAGAGAGATAATTAATAATACCGTTGCAGAAGTAGAACCTAAAGACATTACACAGGTTGGTATGCGTCTTATGAAGTTCTGTGCTAAGTGGGATATGCAACGTATTGCAGATCAAGCACAACTTTATGCAACACCATTACAAGCGAGGTATCCTAAATGATAGTAAAAGCAAAAGAAGTATTAAAAGATAAATTTTGGATTGTTGAAAAAGATGAACAACGAGTAGGTACGTTGTCGTTTAATGACGATCAGTATATGCTTAGTGATGCCAGCGGAACACATTTTTTTAATAAAAATCAATTAAAAAAGAGATTAGGAAAAGATGTTGAATGGCAAAAATTAACTATTAAAGAAAGTCATATTAGAGAAGTAAAAGGTTATCCTACTAGTTGCGATCCTTACAACGATATGTATGATGTAAAACGTAGACTGCCACTGTTTACTAAAAGTGCAAAATCAAAGAGCTTGTATTGTGCTGGATATTATATTATTCACTTTGACAAAGGTTGGGTCAAGTCGTTTTGTCCTAAATTAATTACAGTTGAGCGTTACGAAACAAAAGGCCCTTTTAAAACAGAAATTGAAATGCGCCAAGCGTTGAGTGCCGCTAATGCAAGGTAACTTACTTTTTGTAGGTTGTAGTCATACAAATGGTTTTTGGGGACAACGTCATAAAGACGGCACTCTTGACAAATACATTGGTGACAAGAATAACTACGCTCAAATCTATTCAAACGAGTTAGCAGACGGCCGTTGTTATATCTATTCTAGTGCAGGTGCTAGTAATAATAAGTACCCTCGCTGGATACGACATATGACTAATACGCATAAAGACATTAAAGGTATCTTTGTACAGTCTACCTACTGGGACAGATGGGTAATGGCAGCTGATGTAAAGCAACATCATAGAACTATTGAAGTAGGACACTTTTGTAAAACTGTAAAAGAAGAAGAAAAGTTTATTTTTTATGATGACTGGAATACTACAGACTTTGATGTTGTTGAATGGTTTGAAAAGGTAAAATGGGCTAGTGTTGGAAACTATACAGAAGGATGTCCAGAGTTTAACGGAGGGTATAACTGGATAGGATTTGATACGAACTATATGCATATGAAATTTCATACCGACATTGCTACTCATCTCAAAACAGAAGAATATTTAAAAGACATTGCATTAATTGATGCAATGGTCGATGTTCCTGTGTACGTATGGCGCATCAACGACAGAACTCAACGTGCAGATACATTAGATGTTTATAAAACACTAAACAATGTAATACACATTGAGACTCCTGCAAGTGTTTGGATTAAAGAAAACTTAAATATTGATATAGAAACTATGACGTTAGATGAAGAACATTATAATGAAGAAGCACACAGATTAATTGCTCATCATTTTATTCCGGAGGTATTAAATGGAACCACTTAACACTGCACCTATACAGCAATTTATTTCTCAAGTTAAAGGGGCTGACAGTAGTAATGCTAGAGAAGTAAAGTTAGACATTCAAACTGCAAAAAGACTTGCCTTTTCTTTAGGAGAAGTAATGACTCGTCTTAACGGTGACTTAGAACAGTTACTTGCAAAACAAGCATCAGGCGACAACGAAGTCATTCAAATTACAATGGACGGTGGCTCGGGCTGGAAATAAAGTGCGTAGATAACTTCAAAAAGAGATAAATATATGCGTATATAATTTAGGAAAACGCATATGAGTAGACCAAAGCCGAATGTGCTATTAGAGCATATTGATAAGAAAACATACAAGACAGAACAAATTTTACAAGCCGAAGCAATCTGGGCGGTCTTCTACAAAGGCGAACCATTCAATTTGAAATCTGCAAATATGTTAACAAGCTATCCCGGACCTAAGTATAAAAAAGTTTCTTTTTCAAATCCCGGTCACGCAATCAACTTAGCTAAAAAATTAAACGATCTTTTTTCTTGTGACGATTTTGATGTAAGGAAACTAACACAAGGCGATCCGGTTCCGTTAATCTAATGAACTGGAAAGAAACATATACTAAAATTTTTTTAAAGCAACTAGATAAATCATATGATGAAGTTGCCTTAAAAGAACATATGCCCCAATGGTGGCAAAATACTAGAGCAAAAGATGAAGGCGGTCTTCGTTTAACTGACGAAGGTTTAAGAATGATCACTCAAGATCTTCAATTGTCAACTTACGATGTACCGTATCCTGTAGATTTTGATCTTACTACGCAAGTAGTTCTATTCCTAGACAAATTTATTGACTGTCCTTATTATATGGGCCGCAAAGGCATCACGGTAACAGACGAAAAGAAAGCATTAGAGCTGCATCTTTTCTCCGGAGACATCCGCAAATATGGTCTTATCAAAGCAATGAAGCGCCAAGAAAAAGATTAATTTTTGGTAAAATAGTGGTTGACCTTTAGGTTAGTTTAACGTATACTATATACATAGTAAGAAATTAAGCACTGATCTACTAAGAGGAATACATTATGGAAGCGACAGCAACCCGCACAGTAACACCTAATAGCGCAAAGTCTGCTATTAAACACGCACTAGTAAAACGCCGCCCAATCTTTCTTTGGGGACCTCCAGGTATTGGCAAGTCAGACATTGTAGCACAGATTACAGATAGTCTGCCTAACTCACATTTGATCGACATTCGCTTGTCACTTTGGGAACCTACAGACATTAAAGGTATTCCTTATTACTCTGCAAACGATAACGCAATGGTGTGGGGCGCACCTAGCGAACTTCCTACAGAAGAGTTTGCGGCACAATATGATAACATTGTTATCTTCTTTGACGAAATGAACTCGGCAGCGCCAGCAGTACAAGCGGCAGCATACCAGTTGATTCTTAACCGTCGAGTAGGACAATACAAACTTCCAGACAACGTTCTTATTGTTGCGGCAGGTAACCGCGAAGCAGACAAAGGTGTAACTTATCGTATGCCTGCTCCGTTGGCTAACCGCTTTGTACACTTAGAGCTTGCAGTATCGTTTGATGACTGGTTTGGCTGGGCTGTTGAAAACAAAATTCACAAAGACGTAGTTGGTTTCCTTAACTTTAGTAAAAAAGACCTTTACGACTTTGATCCAAAATCTCCAAGTCGTTCTTTTGCAACACCTCGTTCGTGGTCGTTTGTTTCAGAACTGCTAGAAGATGAACTTGACGAAAATACAACTACAGATCTTGTTTCAGGTTCAGTAGGTGAAGGACTTGCAGTCAAGTTTATGGCGCACCGTAAGGTTGCGTCTCAGATGCCTAATCCAACTGACATTTTAGATGGTAAGGTAAAAGAGCTGAAAACTAAAGAAATCAGTGCAACGTATTCCTTAACGGTTTCACTCTGTTACGAGTTGAAGGAAGCATCTGATAAGGGCGATAAAAAGTTTGATGACAAAGTTAACAACTTCTTACGTTTTGCAATGGACAATTTCGAAACTGAACTAGTTGTTATGGGCATCAAACTTGCTCTTACACAATACGGCTTGCCAATTGATCCAGACGAAATTGAATGTTTTGATGAATTCCACGAGCGTTTTGGCAAATATATCCAAGCCGCTCAGCAAGCATAAACATAAAATGGACAGAGAAATCTGTCCATTTTTCTTGACTTTTATATCGTCTTATCGTATAATTAATTATATAGAGTAAGAAAGAGGACATTGTAATGAGCGTAGCAGGCACTAAACATTGGACACCCGATCCAGATATTACTGAAGAAGCACTTCTTGCAATGCGTGAGGAAACACTCGAACGCATTATTGTTGCACGAGTAGGCTTGCTACTTCGTCATCCATTTTTTGGTAATATGGCAACTCGTTTGCGTATTATGGCAGCAGATGATTGGTTGCCTACTGCCGCTGTAGACGGTCGTAACTTATACTTTAACACACAATTCTTTAACGCAATGTCAAACAAAGAAATTGAGTTTGTTATTGCACACGAAATTCTACACTGTGTATTTGATCACTTAGGACGCCGTGAAGACCGCGATCCTGTACTTTACAACATTGCCGCAGACTACATTGTAAACAACTTGCTAGTACGTGATCGTATTGGCGAAAAGCCTAAGTTAGTAGACTGTTACCAAGACTTTAAATACGAAGGTTGGCAATCAGAAGCAGTATACGACGACTTGTTTGAACAAGCAAAACAAAACGGTAAAGAGTTCCTTGAGCAACTAGGCGAATTGCTAGACGAGCACCTTGATGCAGAAGATGGCGATGGTGCATCACCTGGTGATGCTGAAGGCAAAGACGGTAACGGTAATACTGTCAGTAAGAAAAAACCTAAGTATTCTAAAGAAGAAATTAAAAAGATCAAAGACGAAATCAAAGAAGGTATGTTGCAGGCAGCACAGGCAGCAGGTGCAGGCAACACTCCAGGTGAAGTACAGCGAATGATTAAAGAGCTTACTGAACCTAAAATGAATTGGCGTGAAATTATTCAACAGCAAATTCAGTCTACTGTTAAGCACGATTTTACATTCCAGCGTCCAAACCGCAAAGGTTGGCAGAGTGGTGCAATTCTTCCAGGACAAAACTTTGATCAGCAAATTGATTGTGTAGTTGCACTTGATATGAGCGGTTCAATTGGCGATGCTCAAGCAAAAGACTTCTTAGGTGAGATCAAAGGCATTATGGAACAGTTCAAAGACTACAATATTAAAATTTGGTGTTTTGATACTGCTGTATACAATGAACAAGAATTCACAGCAGACGGTGGCGAAGATCTACTAGACTACGAAATCTTTGGCGGCGGAGGCACTGATTTTATGGCTAACTGGGAATATATGAAAGACAACGATATTGTTCCTAAGAAATTCATTATGTTTACAGATGGTTATCCTTGGGATAGCTGGGGAGACCCAGACTACTGCGATACAGTATTTGTAGTACATAGCCATCACGATAAAAACTTAGAAGCCCCATTTGGCGTAACAGCACACTATGAGAATGCAGCTTAAAGAACCAAATCCATTAAACTTTTATGAGGCGAGGCAGGTATCTGTCCTTCCGCCTCACTTTCAATCTATTAATCTACATATAACGCTATATAATTTAGAAGACACGTTTATTAAGTGGATTAAAAACAATTTAAAAGGTAGATTTTATTGTGCAAGAGCAATTACTCTATCTTCAGAAAATCAGTTTCAACAAACTATCAAAATTGGTTTTGAAGAACCAAAAGAGCTTTCGTATTTCACTTTGGCGTGTCCTCATTTGAAATACAAGTAAATAAACATAGCATATAATTTAATAGGAGATATTAGTATGGCTGACGAAACTACTAAAGACGCTGCACCAGCACCTGAAGCGGCACCTGCAGAAGAAAAACAACCGCAGGGCGCAGAGCTAACAGTACAGGATTTGCAAGCGTTAAGAAACATTATTGATGTTTCTACACAGCGTGGTGCATTTAAAGGTAATGAACTTATGTCCGTTGGACAAGTTTATAATAAATTAGAGGCATTTTTAAGTGCAGTTGCACAACAACAGCCTCAAGGAGAGTAAATTATGGCGATTAAGCACGTAGGTAGAATGACTAAAAACAAACGTAAGGTTGTTGTAGCATATCGAGTAGTTCCTGGTGAAGGTGAATCAGAGAATGCTATTGTAGTTACTACTGAGAATTTAGATTCAGCAGATCACGATACGCTAATGAAAACTGTAGAATCAGATGCTGGACAATCAGCAAATGAATTTGCAGATGTAATGGCACGTACACGGTTAAGTGACGGACGCAATATGCTTGCGGCATTCCATACCACAGGTAAAATGGCAAAGGTAAGACAAGCAGATGTAGAGATGACTCCGGATACACGGACTGTCATTAATCTTGCTGAACTAAACAAAATCATTGCTGAACAAAAAGGCGTAACTGTTGCAGACCTTGCAGTCACAGATACAAGCGCACCTGCAAAACGAGAAGTTGTTGCAGAAAATATTGATCTAGATAAAATTGATACTCCTGTAGAAGTTCAAGAAGCGGCGCAGGATGCACAAGGAGAACTTTTAACTGACGAAGAAATGGCGGCTAAATATAGAAGCGATGCTGATAGATTATTCAAAGAAGCTCAAGCATTGCGTAAGATGGCAGAAGAGCTCGTGCCAACTAAAAAGAAGACAGCCAAAGTAAAGTCAGAAGAAAGTGCCTAGTGATAGATCTAAGAAGTTACCAGCAGATGTTATAAAACAATGGCCAGAAGTATTAAAAGATATTGATATCGACGTAATTCCTTTAGAGTATTTAGAATCTGTTAGAATTACGTTTACTGATGGCAAGATATGGGAGATCGATACTCAACGAAATCCCGAAGAAGTAGACATTGAAACTGCTGTAGAATCCCTTATGGAAGAATACGAAGATGTAATTCAGAGCGTGGACTTCCGGCTGGATACCATACGAGTTAAAAAAGATATTAAGAAAAGAACTGCGCAATTTCTAAAGAAAAGAAGCTGAGTGATTATTTGTGTTGAGGATAAATACTATAGCAAAATCATTCCAGGAGTGAAATACAGATGGCATTACAGATAAGACGCGGGACAGACGCTGAAAGACAGAGCATTACACCAAAAGAAGGTGAGCTCATCTATGCGATTGATACCAATCGACTATGGGTCGGTGGTAAAATTGCACCTAGTCAATCTTTAGAACCAGGCGGAATTTTAGTATCAGGTTCTTTAGTTAACGACACAAATCCAACATTAGCAAGTGATATGAACTTAAACGGTCATAATATTACTGGCACAGGTAATATTAATATTGACGGTACTATTACAGCAACAGGTACAGTTAATTTAGGTGACGGTGTTGAAGATAACGTAGTTGTAGGCGGTCAGATTGGTAGCTCACTCATTCCTGGAGCAGCTGGCGCTTTTGACTTAGGTACAGACACTAGCACTTGGAGAACTGTATACACTAGAGATATTGATGTTGAAACTAGCGTTACCGCAGGTGATGTATATATCAAAGGCAGCATTGGAAAAGATGACAGCACTATTATTTACGACGGTGCTACAGGCGCACTAGCAGTTGGTGCTATTACAGCAACAGGCACAATCACAGCAACCGGAGACATTACAACAAACGGTGCTTTGTCAGCAGCTTCGTTAACAGTAGGTGCTATTAGTGGTGATGTAGTAGGTTCTGTATTTGGCGACGATAGTACTACACTAGTAGATGGTGTTAACAACGTATTAAGCACCGGTGATTTAACAATTCAAGAAGACAGGCTATTTGGCACTCAAGTAACAAGTGGTTACGACAATATTTTAAACGGCCTTGAAAAAGTAGTTATCATTGGTTCAATAAGTGACCCAGGTGCGCTACTAGTTGAAGGTAGCGAAAACCCAATAAACGTTAAAGGTGTAGCTAACGCAACTGTAGGTACTTCAGTTACTATCGAAGCAGCTAGATACACAAATGGAACAAGAGACGTTGTACAAAACGGTGATGTCTTAGGTCAATGGGTTGTTAGCGGATACAACGGTATTGAAGCAAGGAAAGCTGGTATTATTCAAACAACAGTTGAATCTGTTCCAGACGGCAGTGGTAATTTTGCTTCAAGAATGCAAGTCGGTGTGCTACAAGAAACTGGTCTGTATAGTCAATTTGGTTTTGAATCAGATGGTAGATTTAGTTGTATTGCTAATACGTATACTCCGTTACCAGATGCTGTAATTGGAACACTAGTTGTTCCAGAAGGCTCAGTTGGTTACGGTACAGATAAAGATGCATTAGTTGTTTATGACGGCGTCAACTTTAAAACAGTACCAACATTTGTTGGTGTTCCAAGCGGTCCAACTGCAACTGGCAAGCAAGGACAAGTATCAGCAGATGCAGATTATATGTATATTTGTCATTCCGACGATAACTGGATTCGTGTAGCCAAAGACGGTACCTGGTAAAAACCACTCTAAATAAATAAATGCAGTAACTATCAAGGAGACTGCATTAATGGACCTAAAGCCACTAGACGAAATTTATCAAATGAAAAAAATCTGGCGCGGAGATGAGATTCCTGTCGCCAGTTAT